CCATCTGTACCAATGTAGAATGTTCTACCCCAATCAACTTTACCAAGTCCACCACGTTTTACGTTAACCATTTTGGCATCTTCGTATATGTGTACTTCATCAAAAATGACACACCCCTCACGACCACCGTCTTTTGTTTTGGCGTTCGACGTGTTGAACTTTAATGTTGATTTAGTTGTTAAATCTTTTATTTCTGTTTTAGATAAGTAAAAAGGCGCATCTGGATTATTCTGTGTAACAAATAACTCCTTTTCATCTATCATGTCGTACACTTCGTTGAATGATGTTTTTGCTTGGTCTTCACTGTTTGCAACAATCGTAATATCATACTTCTTAATACCATGATATTTTGTTTGCATGAAATTGCTAATCGCACTAATTAGACCATTCTTACCTCCGCCACGACCAAGCGTCCAAAAATGTTCGGTGAATAACGGTTCAACATATTCTTCTTGTAAATTTTCGTCATAAAACTTGATATATAAGAACACAAATGCAATTAAAAATTTCTGGAACGGTTGAAGTGGAAAGAAATATTTTTCTGTATAGGCAATCGCGTTACTAATCATTTCTTCATCAAAATACAATCTATCATCAGTGAGTATCTGTTTTTCAATGAACGCGATCAATAATATACGTTCTTGGTTTAATATTATTTTTCCAGTTTTCCACATGTTAATATAATCATTAACGTGTTTGTTAGTAATCACAATAAATCACGAGGACTTTTGATTTCCTCTATTTCTTCCTTGTTAAAACCAAACGATTTTTCAATCGCAAGTAATGAACCATTAATCTTATTTTTCTCTGCTACTGCAGGGTTAGCTTTCAAGAACGTTTGGGAGGCATTTACGGTTTCAACCATTGTGCCATGTTCTTTGATGTTATCGTCTAGCATGTAGAAGATATTTAGTAAATTAAGATATCGTGTAACTTTCTCAAGCTGCACAGGATTATCTTTTTCAATTTTCTTAAGTAAAAAATCTTTGATAAGTTTCTCGTTTTCCATATATACCCCCCTAACGTATAGTTTTTATACCTATTTCTTGCCACAGAACACCCAAGCACCGTTTTCCGTCGAATAAAATTTTCGAAAAAATTTTAGGCGGGGGTATAATAATTTTTATTATTTATATTTTATTTTTATATAAATATTTCTTTACCACCGTTCATCGTTCATATACCATTCATTTTTTTTCGTCTGGAAACGATTATGCTTTTTGTTATGACAATCAATACATAATGTTTGTAGGTTATTGTTATCTAATTTTAAATGTGGATGTGTTTCTAATTCTTTAATGTGATCTATCTCTAATAACTTCTTGCCATCTTCTCTTTGTTCATAAATCGTAAATTGACCATTCTCTTTGCAATGAACACATTCATATCCATCACGTTCGAGTATCTCTTTACGTTTCATACGCCATGCTTTAGTACGATAGAACTTCAAGCGATTAGCTTTGATACTGTAGTCATCTTCGAATAACTTCATTGTCTTCTACTCCTTATGAGTTAGGCTCATCAGTCCAGATACATTACAACCATATTGGATCACATACCTCTCAGCTTAAGTAAGCAAAACAAAAGGACCATACTCGATTGAGTACAGTCCGTTGATTGATTATAGATATGAGATTACGTATTTAATATTAGATTATGAGTATGATTAATTGTTATCTATAATCTTTCTACAATATCATCTTATCAAGATTCAAACCGCAATTCGCTAATGTGGTAATTGCGCTTTAGTCAAAGTGTATCCAACCAATCCTCTTAGCAGTATCTCTCATGATTTGATTACGCATACGTATAACCGAATACTGGCTCAATACCTTATCGTCTTCCCTACGCTTAGTTAACTCATGAGCTATGTCTTCCCACTCATATATAAGCAGGTCCTTCTCCCAGTATCTATAATCAATGATGCCTTTCTGTTCTGGTGTAGCCATACGGTATACATCTTCTATTGCTTGTATCGTAGCCTGTAAGTTACGGTACTTCATATCTTGATGTAGCTTGACCACTTCACTCTCTACTGGGTTACTTGGTATGTTTGATTTACCACCACCTTGATTAGTATCTTCAGGTTGGTATAGTATCTCGTATCTTCTATATAATAGTTGCCCTTTTAAATTATCGTAGTTTATCCAAAACTGTTCTAACTTTGGGATATCTTCTTTACCTAATTTCATGTGAGTCCTCCTTAATATTTTATGCCACTTCTCTGTCGCTTCTCTGTCACTTCTATAACCACATGTGGCAATAAAAAACTCAATGTTATCAACGGTTTCAAGAGTCACTGCCACAACTGTCACATTATTCTCACTCACTCTTATATATTTTATTTATATATTTATTTACTATAGAAGTAAAAAGAAGTGGCAGAAGTGACAGTAATACATTCAAACGTGCATGGTTGTGCGATTTTATATTGCCACTTCTACATCGAGATGTGGCAGAAGATGTGGCAGAAATCAATAGATGTGACAGTACGGTTTACATTTTTGTAAATGTTCTTTGCGGATGTTTATATCCATCTTGCATTTTTCGCTTAACATCAAATCCATTACTTTGTAATGTAGTTGTAAACTGTCTACGCGTTAAAGGATATTTAAAACCTTCTATTTCACACCACTGTTGATAGTCTTGATACACTTCTGCAGTAGTTCGTCCTTCTATCTCAACGTCACTCATAAAACTAATCATTGGATCGTTATCCTCTTTAAACTCTTCCATCTTCTGACTAGATACTGCTGGTATGGTAAACTTACGTCTGTGTAATAACTGTCCTAATGCATTAATGGCTAAGTTTAATAAATGACTTCTTGCTTCATCTGTTGTGACTTTCTTCTCTAAGAATGGGTCACGTTTAGGGTTATTCCTTAACTGTGCATTCAATGGTACTAAAACCAATCTGTCGAATATGCCGTTACTATTCTCAAACCATCTAGGTATAGCATTTGCACTGAACACAAGTTTGGCATAGTTCCTAAATTGGAATGGGTCTTGTCCTTTACGTTCTGCTGTAATACGTTCGCCTGTTGATAGTTTCTTAAAACTAGATGCATCTTTGATTGATTGTATTGGTATATCATCACCTGCGTTTAATAACTTATTGTGTAACTCTGCTAAGTTAAATCGTTCTGACAGCCCTGGTAAACTCACACTTGATACGTTTTCTTCTCCAACGAAGTTAGCCATCATATTTAGTAATGTTGATTTACCGTTACCACCATTACCAACTAAAAGGAATGACTTGTCTAAGAAGTTTTGCTTGAATAATAGGTAACCGAATATTTCTGTGAACAGTTGGACGATTTCTAAATCGTCATCTGCAATGGTTAATAGTGCTTGGTCTATAATGTCTGATTTAGTATTTGGCTCATATGATGCGTTGAACTTAGCTGTCACAACGATATCTGGCGAGTGCGGCACTAAAGTATGGCTGTTAAAATCATATATACCGTTTAATACAGGTATAAAGAAAGGCGAAGCATGGTCCTTAACTGGTGCAATTAATCTGATGTACTCTAATGTTTCTCGTATCTGTGTTTGTTTTAGTGTTGGTATTTCGTTGATAATATGTTGCTTAATCTTCAGTTCATCGTGTATATAAATACCGTCATGGTAAATGTGTAAGGTGTTATCTAACGTGATGATATGGTATTTCTTTGTGATATACTTTGAAAACTTATGGTGTGCGAATTTTTTATCGTCAAAAAATGCATTGATGTTTTCTTCTATTGCATTGTTTTTTAGTTTCTCCATAAGTGTATGGTCTATTGTCACGCTATGTCCTCCTTCCATTAGTTGTATTGTTGCTCTCTACGTCTTTTTTCTTTTTTCATAATACTGTTAAATGTATTATCTAATTCTTTTTCATCTAAAGGTGGATTGTTCCGTTCATTCCACATCAGTAAAATACTATAGACAAGTTCTGGATCAATATATCTTCTTAACAAATGACCACATAATGATGTAGCTGTTGTGTTCCGTTCCCCGTCTCCTACACCATCAAGCAATCTTATCCAATGATTCGTATCATTTGGTGTGTAGTTGTTACGCCTTTTAGGTACATCGTTCACGTACTTAAGTACAACGTTCGTATCTAATATTGGTGCATCGTGATACTTGAAAACATAAGTACTGCCATCATCTGGTACTGTTGGCATATGCATATGTTGTGATAACACTGTTGAAGCATTATCGACTAACTCATCATCATCTGTTGGATTGTCTGTGTACGTTTTATTTTTAAAGCCAATCACAGTTATTAACTTCTCTTGTAATGGTCTGTACTTCTCAGCAGGGATTGGCTCCGTTACAGGTATGATAAGTCTATACTTAGGTGCTTGGTCTGTATGTCTATGACTTGAGTACATGACAAACGCAACACCGAAATGGTCTAGCATGTGTTGATATAAATCAAAATGAGGTGGACAGTCGTCTAAATCAAAAGTTAAAAGGGTTCTATTCTGGACGTTCGCATTTTCCCTTCTGTTTATAACAGGACCACCTACAAAACCACCAGCACTTGCCTTTGATGCGAAAGTTTTCGGTTGAGATAGTACTCTGATAAAATCTTTATATGACGTTTTCACAAGTTGTGGCTTATCCACTTTGTATAAGTCCTCGAAGTATGTGATTGTAATATCTACGTTATGTTTAAGTGTGATGTCATTTTGTAGGTTGATCATGTGTTATGCTCCTTTGAAATTGTTGTGACGTGTAAACGTGACTATAATATGTGACGTGTTTCTTCTATATAATTAATCTTCTATCTTCACAATTACTTTTCTAACATTACAATTGTATTTATCTGCAAACTCTTGCGCTTCTTCGTACGTTTCGTATCTATCACATTCTAGTAATGAATCAGTTGTTCTAACAGTTTTTTCATAAGGTTCTTCTGATGCAAAAAACGAGTACACACCATCTACATATCTGTCGAACCTTTCTACTACGTAATAAGTTTCCATACCTTATCCCTCCATTACTGCCATAATAATTAGTGCTAATACGATTACTACGAATAGTATTAATCCGAATGTCATTCAACCACCACTTTATTAATAATCACTTTTTTTACTTTGCCGTTATATTCTTTAGCTAGCTTAAATGCATCTTCATATTCAAATAAACAACTACTGTGAAATGGCGTTTTGTCCCAAAAGATATCGCCCCAATCTAAAAATAAATATTTGTCGTTTCTTTCTATACAGTATTGAACTTCTGTATTTTCCATTCAACATCGCCCCATTCCTGAAAACCAAACCTCAGCCTCTTTATACTTATCTGATTCATAATCAATTGGTGGTTCTACTGTGTCTGGTATGCTAGCGTACTTATATGAACGCTTAACGTATACAAATAATGCAAGTGTGCTTAGTAATAATGTGATTAGTAGTTTCATTGTGTGTCCTCCTTATTAAGTATCTGCTTAATGCGTTCTACAATATCTGGGTGACTTCCGCCACCCTTATCCTCATAAATCTTCTGTTTTGATGAACGATCCATCTTTACTCATTACTCCAGTTCTATTTTTAATCTCTCCATACGCTTGTTCTAGACACTCATATAGCGTCATATTGTTTTGTTGAGCCAATATAACTAACGTGACGATAACGTCTCCTATACCATCTCTAAGTTCGTCTACATCATTCCTACAAAGTGCAGCTGCAACTTCTCCCATTTCTTCTGAAGATTTAGCATACTGCGTAAAGCTGTTACCTTTTTCTAGACCTTTATCAATTGACCATTTTTCTACTTGTTTGATTAAATCATTCATGTTATTCGTCCTCCTTAATTTGTTTAACGTTTTCATACAGTCCGATAACTTCTCCAACTAATCTAATTGTCATGCCTAATAAAATGATTTTTTCGTGTAGTTTCATTTATTTGTCCTCCAATTCTTCTACTATTTCTATAATGTCTAATGCTGTATCTCTGTCGTAAAATTCTGCCTTCTTAATTACATCAGAAATTTTGTTAAACGCTTTTGCTTTAGCGTAGACTTCTTCAACCTCTTCAAATGCTGGTTGTTTTTCTAAATCTCCCTCATCAAATATAGTTCCTGTAAGTATTACGCCCTTATTTCTTTTCTCATACTCATACGCCATTAGTCACTCACGCTCCCTATTCATGTCATGAAGTAAATTACTAAATTCATTTGTATTGTCTCTCATATCCATTTCTATTAATTCTTGGCATTGTTCTTGGTATCTTAAATAATCCCCTTCATCCTCATAACCTTTAATAATCAAGTTGTGTAGTTTAATAAATTTTCTAATCTTTTCTTCCTTCAACGTTTGCCAAGCTTCTCTATACTCTCTATCCTTCATGAGTATCAGCCTCCAAATCATCAATAAAATGTACTAATCTGAAATATCTATGTTCACTTGGATTATTTAATGCTTTGTCTTTGATGTGTTCAGTTAAGGTTCTATATTTATTACGCAAACTTTTAACTTGTTCTTCAAGATATCTATTTTCAAAAATTAGTTGGTCTTTTAATTCCCTCAACTTCTCCACATCTTTGATAAGTGAGTCCCTTTCTAGTTGGAACTGATCTCGTTCATTCTCTAACTTAGTTATATCTTCTTTCGTATATTTTATTGTTGGCATCTACTCCACCATCCCTTTCTCTTTAGTCCAAATAAGTGTCATTGTTAGGTCATCGTTCATAATGTAGAAGGCTAAAGAATTTTCATCTTTTACATGATTTATAGAAACATTATTTCTAGTTGTTTTAAAACCAAATACTGAATATTGTGCTAGTTCAGATATTTTTGTATCCTCTGTGATTTCTTCTTCAATCTCTACTGTGAAAGTAACATCTTTGCTTATATAGCTGTCGGTTATAAAATGTCCCATATCTTCAAAATTTGCTGTAACTTTACCACCATTACTTATAAAACTTCTTTTCTCAATTCCATTCTTCCAACCCCACTCAATCAACTCTGGCAAATTCATTTCTTTCTTTGTTTTTATTGTTGGCATGTTTTAGTCCTCCTATATATCAAATATGCTTAACTGCATCCCTAATTCTTCTTCCAACTTCAAATCATGCGCTGCTTTGAATTGTTCAAATGTTTCTTTGTTAAACTCACGATGTTTAAATTCTTTAAACTTTTTATAGTGTCCACATACTTTATATGTTCCATCTACTATATGAACGTGAGCGATACGTTGGTTATCTTTGATTAGGTAATACTTATTTTTATAGTATTCACTACGCATCCACTCACTCCCAATTATCGATAGCGAAGTCTAAACATTTACGTGCTTTCTTAATATCCTCTAGTCCATTCTTCTCTGGCGCTCTCATCTGATACTCCAATGCACTAGCCACGTTATGTGCTACTGAACCTTTATGGTATTTATCAGCCACAATTGCGATGATGTCCTTCACTTCAATGTCGCCTAGCATATAATGTGACGGTTTGTTTACCGCATCGTGTGTGTCTGTTGTACGCTGAATAACTGGTTCCTCTGTATCTTCTTCGTCATACATAATAGGTGTACCTTCTGCCGAACTTCCGTCAGACCATCTCAAGCCTTTGTTTTCGTCTATTGCTAGGGTGTAGTAGTCTATTTTATCTGGTCCAAAGTCCGTCTCATTCGGTAAGTACACACCTGCACCTTCAAACGAACTATCAGTACAATTAACTAAATCTGCTGTTTCGTTGTATGCACCAAAATCAGATAACGTTGCGTGAAAATCTACCTTTCTATCGTCTAACCTCGTCACATGCACTCTATCGCCTGCTTTGAATTCCATTAGCACTCAACCTTTCTTTTAGGGAATATATCGTTCTCCCACAAATGCTTACAATATTCTCCGCGTACAGTTTTTTGTGGGTACTTCTTAAGCCATGGCTTAGGTTTATCATTTTTATAAACTCTTTCTTTAAAATTAAGCGCCACTGTTTTTTTATAAGCAGTTCTTTCCATACCAACAAAGTGTTTGTTAGGTGGATGAGATAACGCAACTTCTCTTGGATAACCTCTACTAATTCTCAAATGAAACATCTTCTTGGTTACACCGTTCTTTTTCATAATGTTTAGTTCTTCGGTTGTAAATAACTGACGTTTATGTGTTGGTGTATTGACTGCCTGCGATACTGACCAACCTCTATGAATTCGTCCTAAAAATGCACTGTATGATACGCCATTAGCTTTTGCCTCTGCTATATCTTCTTTAGTATATTTAGATATTCTTTCGATTTTTGGTGCGTATTTAACCATAATTAAACACCTCTTTCTATTAATTCTGTCCCTGGTTTTAAAGCAAGAATCTTATATTCTTTTCCATAAGTGGCTCTTAATGAATCAAGGTTCTCCAATAACTTACTTTCTTCTAATTCGTTTCGAAATTGGTATACGATTATTTTTCGTTTATGATCAATTGTGATAACATCTTTTGAACTCATCTATATTCCTCCCTAATCAACCCATAATATTTCTGGTTCAAGTTCTTTTATTTTTCCGTCTATTAAGTCTGGTGACTTTTGTTCTGCTAAATTTCTGACGTATTCTTCTGCTTCTTCTTTAGTTCTACCTCGTGCATATATTTCGACTCTTAACTCTGCAGTGACTTTCGCTACAACTAATCTTTGTGGTTCTTCCACGTGATCACTCCTTTATCAATTGGTCTAAAGGCATGTTGTAGTGTTCCGATAAACTCTTGATGTTGTCTATGCTGCCTATAGTTCTTGTAAGTTCATATTCCATTTCATCAATTAGTATTTGTATACTTTCTTTAACTTTTGGACTTTTAGCATTTAAATATCTTATTTTTGCCTCATACAAGTTAATCTGTTGTTTCTTTTTGACTTTATAGAGTGGCTTTAATTTGTTATTGAACTTACTTTTAATCATTACGTTTAATTCTTTTCTAAAAGTTTCTTTGTAAGCATCATTGAAGTACGAAATAGTAATGATTGTATTTTTCTCTCCTACTACCAACTTGTAATCTTTGTGTTTGTAATATCTATAACAATTGTTCTCGCCTAAAAAAGTACTAACTGCTATAGCTTGAACGCACCAATTAAGCGCATCTTTTTTATTGCCTTTCTTATTCACTCTTTGCTTATATCTTTCATAAGCATGATGTGATAATTGATATTCTGTTTTCATACGATCACTCCAAATTACCTTATTTTTGATATAAAGATAGCGCTAGACTTATATATTGCTAGCGCTTGTATTTAACTTAGAACGGTAAATCGTCGTCACTGATATCAATTGGTCCATTAGCGTTTGCAAATGGGTTACCACTGTTATTAGCAGGTTGACTATTACCATTTAATTTCGCTTTCTCATCATCAGTTAAAGGTTCGGGTTTGTTTACTAACTCGTCACCTTTTTCCCATGTTTTGAAGTAACTTAATAGAGTAAAGAATTTACCTTCGTCTTCATTCCACTTTCTTTTGATAACAGCTGTAGCTACCTTGTTTTTTAAATCATTAGTATCAAAAGTTAAATCTGGTAAATTCAATTTAATTCCTAATCTACTTAATAATTGAATGTATTGTTTTTCTTGCCAATCTTGATTGAATGGTGGTGCGAACACGTTATGTTTAAGTTGTTTACTTTCTTCATTCTCTAGAACAATCGTGAAGTATCTATTTTCTTTATCATTAAATTCAACGTCTACAACTTTAACTGTGAATTCTCCTGCGCCTAAGAAGTCGCCGCCACCCATGAATTTCTCTTGATTTGTTTCTTTAGTATGTGTTGCTTGTCCTGTAATTTTCATAATATAATCATCCTTTTAAGTTATTTTTAGTTTCCGTTTTGTGCTAGATCTACTATTTTGGTTATACTAGCGTTTTTAATATTTGGCTGTGAGATTTTGATATCTGGATTATGTCTAACTTTAGTTGTATAAAGTTTTGATGGTTCTACCGAGAACACATAATTATGTGTGGCATTACCTTCCTCATCAGTAACATCTTCTATGGTTGTATGACCTATAATGTCAAATTGTGTAACTAAGTTATTGTGTATAGCTGCTTGTACTTCAATTGAAATTCTAGGGTTAATAATGTTTCCATTTTCATCTTTATCTTCTGAATTTATCCCCTCATGTCCTGTCAATACGATATGAAAACCAAACTTATCTTTGACCTTTAATAAATATCTAATCGAATTAACGATAAGCTTTGATGTTTCACCGTAGTCTTGAATACGCGCTACCTTCTTTTGATGTGTGCTAAGAACATGGCTTAATGTTATATCTCTTAATTTTTGTGCAGTTTCAATTACTACAACATCAATTGGTTTTCCAACATCTCTTGCAGCAGTAACAATATTGCCTATGTTGGCTATTAATTTTCTAAAATCGTTATAATCACTTACTGACTTCACAAAACCTTTTTTAGCCACTCTTGTTCCATCTTCGTTTATGTCTATAACTAGAGCGTTACCTTCCCTTGTAGCTAAAGTTGTTTTCCCAGTTCCCGATTTACCATAAGCAATTATCGAATAAAACTTCTTGTTATCTTCTGAGAGTTCTTCAATTCCGAATTCAGCTAATATGTTTGTTTTGTCACTCATGTGGTACCTCCTTATATTCAGTTGTTTCTGTTACTATTTTCATAATTGCAATATGATCACTCATATCTATACTTGCGTTGTCTAAACCATCAAACTGTCTAGCACGCCCAAAATCAGTTGAGTAACTAATATGTGGTGCGTTTTCTGATGGTTTATTGGTTATATAAATATCAATCAACTTGTGTTTGATGATATAAGTGGTTATTTGTGCCAATTATTCCACCTCGTTTACATACTCACTGAACAATTCATCAGTAAAATCTTTTTTGTTTTTTAGTGCTTGATACACTTTCATATCAATCGTGCCTTTAACTTTTAATTCGTATACTGTTAGTCGTTTCTTCATACCAACACGTTGCGCTCGTCCGAGTGCTTGTGTGTAATCTTGATAACTGTATGTTGGTGTGTACATCACACAAAGTGAGTTGTACTGTAATTCAATACCTGCACCACCAGCTTGATATTGGACAATGGTTACACTGTTTTGTAACGTGTCCCAATCTTTCTTGTTCGGTAGTACCTTCTGTTGACCACTTACTTCATAAACTGTTTTGCCTAACTTCTTTGCTAATTCGACCATTTCATCTTTCTCTTTTGTGAAGTGGTAGAAAATCAATACATTCTCTATCGTACCGTCTAATAACATTTCAAGCCAATTTAACTTTGCTTGTTGATTACCGTAGTATCTAAGACCTGCTTGCAATCTAGGTTGTGTATCGTATTGAATAATGGTCTGTGTATCTAAATCGATTAACACTCTATCTTTTAATATTTTTTTATATTCTGTAGACTTAGGTAGCTTGATTTCTTCAAACTGCATTTCAGGTAAATCGTGAAAGTAATCTGTATCTCTACTCACACTGAATGAGTCAAACCATTTCTTTAAAGTATGTTCATTGATATAACCAGTAATGACTGGATACTGTTTACCGTCTTTGCGCTGTTTCATTTCTTTGACTGCAAACTCACGTTCAAATTGTGTTTTGTTTTTGACGTAACCGTTGATGATGAAATAGTTGATACCATC